ATTAAATTCATCATTTAACTTTTTCATTAAATTATCTGGAGTAAGCCAATAGTGTTTTCCATCTATACTATTACCTTTATGAAATTTATTTTCACTTGGAATTAAGTTTTTCATTTTTTACCTTTCTTTTTTATTGATGATTTTAAAATTTTATTTTTAACTTTATCTTTAAAAGCTAAATCATCTTTTAATTTAGCCAAAGACTTTTGATATTCTTCATTGGCAATCTTCATTGTTTCATCTCTTTCAAGAAGTT